GTCCGCTACGGTTGATTTTAGCTTCGAGTTCAGCGATGTATGCTCTTTGTTTTTCTTGCTCATACTCTGCTTTCTGAACCTCGTTCATCTTACGTAACTTTTCAGCTTCATCCATCTTAGCTTGATACTCTTTTTCAGCAGAACGCTTGGCCTTAGCTTTCTCTTTCTGAATGATTTCATCAAGCTGTGACTGTGTGAATGTTTTTTCTGTAGTTTTTTCCTCTTCTTGACCGCTAGCTTGTTCAATTTCAGGTTCAACTACAGTTTCTTTAATTTCTTCTGCCATTTTAGGCCCTCCTTTTTAAGTCCAGAGTGGACTGATTATCCTTAGCTTTTAATGTCTTCAAAGTTTGGACAATAAAATAACCGTACGGGATTCCATACGGTTATCTTATTTTTTGATTACATTAATCATCGCTTTTACAACTGCTATGATAACTAGCATTAAAAACGAAAATACCAACCACCCTAAAGCAATTGATACTAAATCCCAAATAAACATCTTTTACTCCTTTTCTGAGCGCTAAATAGCACTTAAATCTATTCTTCTAGTTACTACTTCATCACTACTTGAGCGCTTTGAGTCAAAATGCGGAACAGTCGTACATCGACAGTTAGGGTGAAATGGTGGCGCGTTCAATGCTGGAACTAACTCAGATACTTTAAATATCTTCCCGTTGAACGGTTGGCAAATAGGACACGCTTTTAATTCGGTCATAACTTCATACCATTCAACACCGTTAGCCTCATAGTTGGCACTCTGCGCCTCTGAGTATACCCTTGCTGATTCCGTTACTGCTAAACGTCTAGCGTAGCCATACGATACATCAAACTCTTTTTTAAGGCTGTTAATCAGAATGTTTGTTCCTTTACCTCTTAATACAGTATCCGCAACGCTTTTCTTAACGATGTTTCTTAACTCGTTCTGTCTTTCCCAAACCCTAGAGGACCACGTTGCATTGTTGAAATTGGCATACACAATAGAGTCAGCAGATATTTTTGAAGATTCAAAACTTCCGAGTGTCATGTTCAAAACGCCGGCACTAAATAGATTTTCACGTCTGATTGACTCAACCAAGTGCCTATCAATGATTTCAAACTCACTTAAAGCTAAATCATACTGATGCAACTTAATATTCGCTTGCAACACTTCTAGACGGCTTGTCTTCATCTTCAAGTTATACAATCTCATCAAGTCATTTTCTGCTCTTGTGAAATCATCACTTGTTACTTTCTGACCACGTTTCCTCAAACGATTAGCGCGCTCGACTAACTGCTTAGCTTTAAACTCGACATTAATCATATCAAGCCTATCTGCTCGTTGTTTAGCTTCTAACTTTGTAATTCCTTCTCTATCAGCGTATCTTTGCCAGAAGCTATCGATTTCTTTTTGAATATTGTTAGCGTGTTGTTGATAGACACCGTGCAGTTGATAAGCTACTCCCTTATCAGCTAGCTCTCTAGCCTTTTCTTCGACACGGTATCTTTCCTCCCAGTACTCATTAGTCAACATCTGCTATAACCTTCTTACTTTCGCTCATTTCAGCGTCTGAGTAGATTTTTTGTTTTTCTAGACGTGTTTCAAGGTCGCCCATAGCTTCTTCTTCTTTTTCCATTCTTTCGATTTCTTTCTGCGGATCATCAATGATAGATAGCACGGACAACTTAGTTTCCTCTGACACTTGTCCGGATAATTGTCCTACAATCTGTGCCTCTTCAAGAATGTTTCTAGGTACATTTCTAGTAAACGTGTAAGTCAATCCTGTCCATGCGTCCTCGTATACAGTAGTCAAAGGAACACTAAACACGATTTTATACAATCTGTTGAATGCAGATTGTAATTTTCTATCTTTCATTCGAGCAAGGTTGTCCATCGCTTGTAATTTGAAAGCAAGAGCCGTTCCAGACGAGTTCCCAAACTCAGACTCAGACATATTCGCAACCATTGAGATTGCAAAGATTGACTCTTTCAGTAAGCTGATAAGATTTTCTTGCGTCGTATCTGAACTTGGTTTCTCAAGGAAAGCAACGTCAGGTAAAGGCCCATCGCCGTTCTTCCAAAGATTGAAAATCCTGTTTTCTCTGATTTGACTAGCGTCTTCACTTTGTAATTCGACTCCTAGTACTTTCAAGTAAGCATCCGCGAAATAATCTACATCATTCGCTTTCTCACTTCCTGCCTTATTTAAAGCGTTAATCAAAGTTTTGACACTTTCAAAAATACTTTGTCTTTCTTCGTTCTCAATCACTTCAACAACTGGGATAGAACTGTAGATGTGCTGAATACGTTCACCAAATCTTACTGCTCCACTCGTTGTAAATGTAGCGTCAATCACTTCATCATTCGTGATTACCTGCCCAACGCCTTGTTGATTATTCTCGTTAAACGTGTATCTTACCGCAAATAACGGACGCTCTTCAATGCTGTTATCATGTACGATGAACATATTGATAGGACTGTTATACGTCGCTCTAGTTCGTTTATATTCATCTTGATACACATAAATAAAAGCATGACCAAACACGCTTGACATTTTCGCAAGCTCGAACTCTGAGTCTTCCATGTCGTTAATCTTACGAAAATCAGCGACAAAATCGTTTACTGTTTCATCGTCATGTTTGATTTTAACTGGTACACCGATTTGATAGCCTGTGAATGTATCTACAATGTACTTAGCGTAGTTAAACACTAAACGGTTGTCAGGCTTCCAACTTTCTTTTTTAGCCATTTTCAAGACTTCATGTTGTGAGAGATACATATCCTCGCTTTCAACATAATTCTTAACTAGCTTACTCATGTGAAGCCTAATCGCTTCAGTAACGACTTCTTCAGTCACTACATCACTTGTTGTTGTTATAACTTTTCGTTTGTTAACAAAAACTTTTGCCAAATTTAAAATCCTCCTTTAAATAGTTTAATTTTAGTTTTCTTATCTTCCATATCTTCACTAAATGCGTATCGTGTTGCATCGATAGCGTGATTATCTTTATCTTCTAATCTAGCTTTTGGATTTCCGTCTCTATCGACTTGATAGTCTATATTTTCAAATTCTTTCGCAATATTTGGTGTTCGATTTGGGTCAATGCAAATAAAATCTAAATCGTCCAACCAACGTTCTCCAAACTCAACTGAATCAGGACCTTTTTTTACTCCTCGGATTCGCTTAATCCCAAATTCTTCTCGTAATTCAGAAATAGATTTCGGTTCTGCGCTATCAGCAAAGATTTCATCATTTGAATAACCAGCAGCTGCTAACCACTTTGCTAATTTCCTATTGCTTATTTTTTGTCCGTATAATTCATCGATAGCATATATACCATTTCTTTTTTTGTCGTAGTGCCAACGAACAAAAGCCAACGGATCCGTTGCATAACCAAAATCGACTGCATTTCTAATATTGTCAAAACCGGCGACTTGTTCATCGCTTATTTCTTCAAAACGTAGATTGTCAAATGGAACAACTCCAGAACCAATAGCTTCTCCTAGATACTCCCAGCGGTAACGTCTCTCTGAACGTTTTCTCGTAGCCTCTGCCTCTTCGATAAACTCTTTAGCAATAAAATGATTGTCTTTGTACGTTGAAGCGTGAACGAACGTATTCTCGGGCTGAAATTGACTTTCGTATTTCTTGTTAACCCAAGACTGCTTTCTTTTTGGAGGGTTGTAAGAATAAAAAAATTTATAAAAAAGACCATCGGCTAATTCTCCACGCAAAAGAGAGTTAGTGATAGTCTTTACTTCATCTTCAGTTTTGAATTCAGCTAATTCTTCTATCCACCCGATAGCAAAAGGAAATTTAGCATCTTTCAAAGATTTGATACGCTCAGGGTTTTGAGCGCCACGGAATACTATATAATTACCTCTTGGAGTGTAAGTTATCCTCAATGGCGATTTATTGAACTTGAACTGATTTGTTAAGCCTAACTCTGAAATCGCCCATTTTAATTGTTCATACACCGATTGCTCCAAAGTATTATCCGTCTTACGAATACAAACCGCATTGACTGCGAAATGCTTCACCAGAATGATAATTAAAAGAGCGATATCGGATGACTTCCCAGAACCACGCCCGCCTTTGCAAGCAATATGTAGAATGTCCGGATTCAATGTCGCTCTGGCCACGCTATAGAAGCTGGGCTTTATCTTCTCTTTCAAACTAATTTTTTCAATCGTCTTCATTTGGAATATCCCATACAATTTGTGTTACTGTATTCGACGTCAACTCTTGCTTCTCAACAAATAGCCCATAACGTTTACCCAAATCAACTGCCGCACTCTTTCTTGTAGACACATTCGGTTTAGCCTCAACAACCTTTTGAGTACCTTCACCGTCAAGGACCAAAAGCGGTTCTGTAACTTCCCCACGCATTACTGACGTTAAAAATTCAAGTACTTCTTGTTGATCTGCAACACGCTCGGATTTTAACTTTTCTAGTTGTTCGTCTATATAGGCTTTTATGTTAGCTTTTGCAAGCAATCGACTTCCATTCGCTCTTGCGACATCATCTTTCTTAACATTCGGATAAGCCTTTTTATAAGCCTGAGTAGCATTCAAACTGATGATGTACTCATCAGCGAAGTGCTTTTGTCTTTCGTTCATTTTCCATCACCTCGTTTCATTGCATACAAAAACCCCCCCACAACAAAAAACACGGCACCACCCCCCACCCCCTACGCAAAAAAATCGCCGACGTCACCGACATGCTCGCCCGCGAAGACATCGACACCCAAGACCTCCTCGCCACCG